TTGTAGGTGGTAATTGCAATACCATCGGTGGAAATAATAGCTTTATAGGAGGTGGATCACATAATACATCATCCGAGGGAAAAAACTTTAGTAGTGCTGGGTTACCTTATATAAGTTACTATTTATGCCAACATAATAGTATTGTTGGTGGATCACGTAATTATACTATGGGGTCATATAATTCTATTGGAGGAGGTTGTAATAATAAAATTTTAAATACTGATTCTGGCTACTTTCCTAAAGGAAATACTATTGCTGGTGGTAAAGATAATATGATTTCTGGATCTGGAAACAGATATGTTAACATAGGTGGTGGACAAGGGAATAAAATATGTGTTAATGGTTATTCTTATCCACGAACTATAGGAGGTGGTGGTAACAATTGTATTATTGGTGATGGAGCAAACTCAACTATAGCTGGTGGGGCATATAATAGAATTTGTAGTTCAAATAAATCTACTATAGGGGGAGGAAATAGTCATAAAATAACAGCAACTAATTCTTACTATGGAGGTAAAAATACTATTGCAGGAGGATATGCAAATGTTATTTGTGGTAAGGGTGGATATGGAAATTATGCTAATTCCATTTTAGGAGGTCAATACAATCAAATCGCCGGATGTTCACACAATAGTATAATAGGTACTGGTAATTTTATTTCCGGTTCTTATGACACTCATATAGTAGGGCGTGCTATAGATTTATCTGGAGCTACTCTTAGAGGAACACCTTCAAGCTGTACTACTTTCATGAATAATACAACTGTAACCACACATTTACAAGTTGGTGGTTGTGTTAAAATGAATAGTACAACTGGTAGAATTGATGCAACAAATGATGTTGTAGCATTTGCTACTTCTGATAAAAGATTAAAATGCAATATACAACCTCTTCAAAATGCCTTATGTAAATTAGTAGAAGTTAGTGGTAATACATTCGATTGGAAAGAATTAAATGATTTTGAAGTTAAAAGTATACATGGAAATAAAGGACATGATGTGGGAGTTATTGCTCAAGAAATAGAAAAAATATTACCTGAAGCAGTTACTACTAGAAATAATGGCTACAAAGCTGTTAAGTATGAAAAATTAATTCCATTACTAATAGAGGCAATTAAAGATCAACAAAAACAAATTGATGAACTTAAATCTAAATTATAATGGCTTTACCAACAACCGGTCCTTTAAGTGGAAGTCAAATAGGAGCAGAACTCTCACTTTTACCATCAAATTTATCACTTAATGGTATGATAGACTCTTCAAGTCTTTCCAATACAAACCCAGACGCATATAGTGATTTTTATGGATATTCAAATGTAACATTAACTGCAGTTTCAAGTTCATTACCAGTTAATAAACCATTATTAGGTTGTAATACCTCTAATGTTTTTCAACTATTTCATGATGGTGATTTTGCAAACCCACAACCTGGAGATACATTATACAGTACTAATAGTACTTCAAATCCTGTGGGTGCAGATAATTGGCCTATAGGACTTATTCCAGAATTTAAAACTGTTTATACTACAAATTCAAGTGGTGTAATTACAAGTGGATTTAGTTGTAATTAAAAATAAAATATATGAAATTTATAGACAATAATATATTAACCTACTCTGGAAGTTACTTTAATGTTTCTAAAAATAATGGTGTTGCAACCATGAGATTTCAAAATAATACCTATCTAACAAATACTGAACAATACACAGAATTATTCCTAGGTAAATGTAGTGGATGTAATACTTTTTTCAAAGATTCCTTTGATGGTTTTGAATTTGATACTGTATTAGTAGTAGGATTAGGATTAGGATTAATACCTCAAGAATTAATTGAATTAAACAAATGTAGTAAAGTTGATTGTTTAGAAATAAGTCAAGAAATGATAGATTATACTATAACATCTGGACACCTAAATAATGATATTAATCTTATTCAAGGTGATGTTTATAATTATACAACTTCTGATTTATATGATTTAATTATAATTGATATTATATGGTACGATAGTGAAATGAATGAAGAACAATACCAGTCTTTGGCTACAAAATTTACAAATAATCTTAATACAGGAGGAGCATTGTATGTGCCTGTAATAAAAAAGTGGATGGTTAAATAATTATATATGTAGGTTACTGTTAATAGTAACGTGATATTTATAATTAAATTAGTTATATTACATTAAAATTAAAAATATGAGTTGGACCTATAAAACACACACAATAGGGGACATTACTCAATTTCCAGAAAATACATTCGGTTTTGTTTATATAGTTACACACAACCCCACTGGAAAAGCATATATTGGGAAAAAAGTCTTATTTCATAATAAAAAGAAAAAACTTGGTAAAAAAGAATTACTAAAGTTAACTGGGATTGTTGGACGTCGTCCTACCTATAAATTAGAAGTTAAAGAATCAGATTGGATGAACTATTATGGTTCCCAAAAAGATATTAAACAACTACTTTTAGAAGGTAAAAAAGATGAATTTAAACGTTCTATTTTAAAAATGTGTCCTGATAAAAAATCAATGACATATTTTGAAATTAAATATCAAATGCTTTATCAAGTATTAGAAAAGCCAGATGAATTTTTTAATGACAATATTTTAGGTAAATTTTTTACAAAAGATTTAAAAGATATTGAATTTGAAGATCTCGTGAAGGAGCGTAAATAGTTTCATATATTACCACATATGGTAAATCAGTTATTAGTTACATTAGTAAATTCTGTATTGGGTTCGGGCAAAGCTACTGCTCGAAACAACTATGCTTATAGTTGTCCCCTATGTAATCACCATAAACCAAAATTAGAAGTTAATTTAACTGAAAATCGCGAAGGCAAAAACCCTTGGCATTGTTGGGCATGTGATGCTAGAGGTACAACAGTATATAATCTATTTAAACAAGTAAAAGCTTCATCAGATAAATTTGTAGAATTAGGTAGTTTAGTTAAATCATCTAAATCAATTAAAGAAACACAAGTTGTATCTAGTGTTGTATTACCAAATGAATATATTAGCCTATATAACGTTGATACTAGCGGTATTATGGCAAGACATGCGCTTGCGTACTTAAAAAATAGGCATGTGTGTAAATACGATATAATCAAGTATAACATAGGTTATTGTAAAGAAGGTTTATATAAAAACATGATTATAATACCAACATATGATGCAGATGGTAGATTAAATTATTTTACTGCTCGTTCATTTGAAAAAGAACCATATGTTAAATACAGAAACCCATCAGCAAGTAGAGATGTAGTACCTAACGAGCATTTAATTAATTGGAATCTTCCAATTATTCTATGTGAAGGGTTATTTGATGCTATGGCTATAAAAAGAAACGCAATTCCATTATTAGGAAAAAACATACAGAGTAGTTTAATGAAAAAAATAGTTACATCTGTAGTAGATAAAATTTATATTGCATTAGATAGGGATGCAATTAAACAAGCTTTAAAATTCTGCGAGAAGTTAATGGCAGAAGGTAAAGAAGTCTATCTTGTAGATATGCAAGATAAGGACCCGAGTGAAATGGGTTTCGAAAATTTCACAAAATTAATTCAAAAAACAGTCCCATTGACCTACTATGATTTAATGGAACAAAAACTATCAATATGATCAAAAAATCATACAAAAGATTATTAGAAATTTCAGATGATTACCAACAAGTTACAATGCCTGATTCTAGGTATTATAGACGAAATGGTAAGTACTACCCTTCAGTAACTCATGTTTTAAGTTCTTATCCAAAAGGTAAATATTTTGAAGATTGGCTTAAGAAAGTAGGGTATAGTGCTGAATGGGTTGTTAAAAAGGCTGCTGAAGAAGGTACATTAGTCCATGAAATGATTGAAGATTGGTTAAATGGGAAAGAAATTACATTTTTATATGATAATGGAAATCCAAAAATGCCATCACACGTTTGGCAAATGTTTCTTAGATTTGTAGATTTTTGGGAAACATATAATCCAACATTAATTGAGGCAGAAGTTCATTTATTTTCAGATAAAATACAAGTAGCAGGAACGTGCGATTTAGTATGTGAGTTAGAAATAGACGGAAAAACTGAACGTTGGATTATAGATTTTAAGACATCTAACCACTTACAGACAACATATGATTTACAGGGGGCAATATATGCTCAATGTTATGAAGAATGTTATGGTAAAAACATTGATCGTGTAGGTGTTTTATGGTTAAAATCTAAATCTAGGGGTGAAGATAAAAACGGGAAACGTTTAAAAGGTAAAAATTGGGAAGTATATGAGTCTCCTCGTACACAACAACAAAATATAGAAATATTTAGACACGTTAAAGCATTATTTGATATTGAAAACCCTAAACCAACTCCTTATACTTCTACATTCCAGACGTCCTCAAAGAGGAAAGTTTAATATGTATAACAAAATATTAAATGGCATTTTTTAGAGGACCA